TTGATATTATGCGACATAATGATGATGATTTTACTGATAAACCACTAAAAGAAAGGATTCAATTACTTTTTAATAATTATTCTCAACATTCCGATGAAAAATTAGCATTTCCTTCTAAAAAAGACACCCGTATTGCTGATAGTTTAGCAGAAGTGGAAGAATATGCTAAAGAAATTATGAAAATTCCATCTGCTGAGGGTGTAGTTATTAAGGATATTGAATCTACTTATTTTGTTGGGACAAAAAAGAATCCAAAGTGGATAAAATGGAAGAAATTTGTAGATTTAGACTTAATCGCCTTGGATTTTAAGGCTACTAAATCAAAAATGTTTAATTATCTTCTTGGGGCTGGCCCACTTACTCCCGAAGAGAGTAAAAACATAAAATCTGTAAAATATGGTGAAAATTCCTATATTCCTCTTGGGCGTTCAGTCAATACTAAAATAGAAGTAGAAAAAGGAACAATTGTGAGAGTGAAGGTGGATGAAGTAAAACAATCTCCCAAAGGGTTTAGAATATTTAATGCTCAAGTAATTGAATTGCCAGAAGTTACTGCTCCTGATAAATTAGTTACTATTAAATTATTAGCGGCTGATACAAAGGAATCTTTATCATACAAGACTGAGGCTTTAACCAAAGGAGTGCTACTTACTGACTATATTCACGGAGAAACCATAGTAAAAGCAAATCTTGATGGATTTATTACCTTTGATAGATATAACTTAATGTCTAAAAATGCAATTATAGATATTGACCTTTGGAAAGAACAAATTGAAGAAATTTACAAAGAAAAGAAAGGATTCTTACGCACATCAATAGTTAATTTTTTAAAAGATAGAGGGGAATCAAGTATTACTCAAATAGATAAATATTTACTAAATAATAAACAAACTGCTCCACTTTATGAAGAGGTATTCCGTTCTAATAAAAAAGGGCTTAAAAATTATATGATAAACCAAACCGGTTCAACTGATACTAGCGAATCATTTTTCATTCATATAGAAAAAGATAAATTTAAAGTAGAAGAAGATATTATTGCTAAATATGAAACTCCCGAAGAGACTCGTGATGCTAAATTTAAATTATATCAGAGGGAAGATGGGGATTTGCAGTTTTTAATTCAAACCGATAAATTACTTGCTTGGACAATTAAAATAAATACAGTAGATGATATTTTCAACTTATTTGGTAAATCAAAGCGATTTCCAGCAAGAGTAGAATCTAAAATGTCTAGAGATAAATTAATTGACCAAGGTAAATTAGAGTTAGGTGTGCAACGGCATGGTTATCATGAATATATGTTGTCTGGTAATAAATTCAATACTAAATTACATTTTAGAGTATTACCCATTAAAGACGAAAATTATTGGTTAGCCTTTACAGGAACAGAAACAAAACCCGTTAATGAGGCGTCGGATGATGGAGTGTGGGATATTACACATGATAAGTATAATAATTTATCATTTGAAGGGCTTGAGTGACGCTCTCTTCATATAGTATAGTTGGGGTGGCTCAATGTGTCAAGTGTAGTAGCGAATCAGCAGCATGACTTTACTATTCTCAAGTCAAATGATTTACATATTGCCGGTTACGCATCAATAGAAATTGTAGATAAACAAAACGATTTAATTACACTTAAAGCATTACGAGAAGCAGTTCATAAATATGTTAAAGACCCAAAGTATCGTAATGTAATGACAAACCATTCAAATGTTCAAGTCGGAGAAGTAGTAAAAGAATATAGAGATACTACCGGAAGATTATGGAAAACTGAAGTAGATGATGTTGGATTCTTTGTCGTAATTAAATTAAGAAATGATATTGAAAAGGCAAAAGAAGTTTCAAGGGATATTAGAAAAGGTAATCTCCGTTCATTTAGTATTGGTGGTCAAGCACTAGAAAAAGTAAAGAAAGAACACGCTGAACATGGCGAGTATAATGAAATCAGTAAATTAGAACTCCACGAAGTAACAATTTGTGAAAAAGGTATTAACCCCGAAGCAAAATTCGATATATTAAAAATGGATGGAGAAAATATGAGCAAATTAGAAAATGCGATTGAAGAATTGAATAAATTAATGAAAGATGGTGAATATATGGCAGATGAATATAGTATGGATGAAGAGGCTCCTTTAGAAGAGCCTTTAGAGGAATTACCCGATGATGTAGAAAACTTAGATGCGGAAATGGATGAATTTGAAGATGATGAATTAAAATCAACTCCCGATTTACCCACAGGCCAAGTAGAAGCGGGTGAAGCAGGTGAAGTAATTGTTGAAGGTGGTAATCCTAAAAACAAACATGACCAGATTAGTGTAGTAAAAGGATTTGATGTGCCTTCATTGGATTTATCAACTCCAACACTTGAAAAGGCCTATGAACAATTTAAGGCAGAACAACTTGAAAAGATAGCGTATGATAATTTATCACAAACTTTCCAAGATAGATTTAATTCAGAAGTAGTAGTTAAGAAAGAAGAACTCGCAAGGTCAAAATATGACGCTCATGGTGAAGTCACTGAATTAAAAAAGCAATTTAGTGAACTTTTAACTTATTTACAAGATAATAAGGATAACACAATTATTAAACAACAACAAGTTATCGAAGAATTACAAGTCCCTTCATCCGAAGATATTGCTAAAATGTCTTGGGGCGAATTGGACACAGAAATTAAAAGATTAACAGGTGAATAAAAATGGTGCAGTATATTAACACGATTAGAGATTTGGAAGCAGCCACTTACGGATTAAGCCCCGTTGGTGGAAATCAATTGCTTAAGGGTGCAGGTATTGTTGGTGGTCTAGTAACAGGCCACGATTCAGCAATTGGCCTAAATGGAACAGCAGGGCCTAATCTATCGGCTCTTTACAATAAAATCTATGGACAAAAAGTATGGTCAATGATTAATCAAGAAATTAATCCATTATCAGTATTACCTAAGAGGCCATATACTCAAAGTGGATGGCGAGTTATGACCCGTAGGCCATTAGGCGGTGCAAATGCGGCATTTGGTATTGGAACAACTGCTTATTCAGCAGGTTCAGCATTAGATACTCCTCATGCTGATGAAATTGGCGGTGTTCAAGAAAATCATGCTTTGGATTCAACCGGATTAAAGGCTGTTGCGCCAGAATACACAACTCTATTTATGTCGCCTAAAACAGTAGCGCATATGTTTGATTATTCAGAATTAGCAGCAGAAATGGCTAAAATTGATGATGGAATTGGCGACCTTAGAGCCATTATCCGAGAGGATATGGGTAAAATTCACGCTGAAGTGCAATCAAAGATGATAGTTATGCCTATTGAGAATTATGACCTTGATAGCGGTGGTTCTGCTTCTCCTGCGGGAACACAAACTTATGCAGATATGGAGCGTAATTATACTTCTTTGCATAAGGTTATTTCCTCAAGTGCAGAAATTCATGAATTAGCGACACAGAACATTATTGCGTCGGCTAATGGTGCAGGTGCTTCAACAGATATTGCCTCCTTATATGGAAATACTGATAGACAGGCTTCAACAGCCGTTGGAGCATCGGTTGGATTTATGGATGCAGAATTGAATTTGGGTGATGGTTATGCTTCAACAGAACAAAGAGCATTAACACTAACTGTTCTTAATAACTTGATTCAAAGCCTAAGAACCAATGGGGGAACCCCGAAGGTTATTCTAACAGGATATGACACAATTCAAGCAATTGCTGACCTATTACAAGCACAAGAGCGATATATTGATGGTAAAACTATTATCCCTTCACACAATGGAGTTAGGGGAGTAAAGGGTCAAGAGGTTGGATTCCGTGTAGCAACTTATATGGATATTCCCCTAATCCCTTGTAAGGATATGCCAACTACTACCCACGATACTTTAACAACAGGCATTAGTGATATGTTATTCCTTGATACAGACCATTTGTGGTTTGCAACATTAAAACCCACCCAATACTTTGAAGATGGTATTAATCATGGAAACCCATTCGGTGTTGGCACTCTCGGTAATCGAGGGTTATTCCGCACAATGGGTGAAATTGGCTGCTCTTTCTTTAAGGGTCAAGGTAAAGTAACTAACATTAAGTGAGAGTGATTAAATATGGCTTCAACAGTAGCAATTGTAGCAGACCACAGGGGCGTTGCTCGCCCTAAAGTGGTTGGCGATGAATATGTTGTTAATGCAACAGTAAATATCACTTCATACCCAACAGGGGGTGAAACGGTTAATGCGGCTGACTTAGGATTAAGCACAATTACAGCCGTTACCCTTTGTGGTGCCGAACAAAATATTGGTAATACCGGATTCATTTATGCTTTGAATATCAGCACCGCAGGTGAATATGCTTCTGCATCATCATTTACGGTCTTTTTAACAAATTTAGATGGAACAAACGCACAAGCCACAAATACTACTGATGTTGGTATGATTAGGGTTCGTGTTTGGGGCTTAATTTAAGGTGATTAAGTGGCTAAGGTCACTAACATTAGCGAAGTGCGCTTCTCTTCAAGGGGCGCAAATGGCTTCCGTTTAATGCCTAAAGAGTCGTTAGAAGTGACGGCTGTTCATGCGACTTGCTATTTGGGTCACCCAAATCTAAAAGTTGAATTTACTTCTGATGATTCATTAGATGAATTATCTGATTTAAGATTACTAAGTCTTAATCGAGTATTGGATTTGGAAAATGAATTAAGTGTTGCAGAATTAAAAAAACATTTAATACCTAAGCGGCGATTAAAGGCAAGTATTCCTAAAAAGAAATCAACGCCTAAAGTAGCACAAAAACCACAAGTGGAAAAATAACACCGTCACTATTATAGAGTGGAGCCATAGTAGCCCAATCAAGGCGGGGATAAAGTGACATTTTCTAGTCGAACAAGTGGCGCATTGACTAGTAGTGCATTGGTATTTAGCGGGAGAGTGCGCTTAATTAGCGTTCATGTTGCTAATTCTCATGGAAGCACAGCATCTACAATTAATATTTATGATAATACAGCGGGTTCTGGAACCATTGTCGCTAAATTAATTATTCCTGCAACTGATTGTAGAGAATACGATATGCATGGAGTTATATGCGATACAGGACTTTATGCAGATATTTCTGGTGGAACAGCATCAGTAACGGTGGAGTTTGCATAATATGGCCTCATTAGACAAAGATACTAGATTAGTTATGACAATTTTATTCGTTGGAACCGTTAGTGGGGCCAATGTTTATTTTTATGCTAATTATGGTGCAGAATTGCCTTGGTCGCCATTAAGTCATGCAGTTTTATTTGGCTTAATAACGGTTGGTGGGATTATGGGTATTAAAGCCATCTTTGACCTTGCTATGAACGATAGAATGGAATTATGGTTACTTGATAGAAAAATATCTGTTTATTGGGAAAAGAAACAAAGAGAACAACAACAAATGGAAAAAATTCGACAGTCTATGACTCAAACACAAAGAGGCAATTTTATTCAGCCTTATCAAGAGTCGGAAATCTCAAATGAGTTTTTGGCGGCGATTGAACAATGAGGGCAATTAGATGGTATTCGGTTTTGATGAAACTGCTATGGCTTATGACCTACAAAGGGCGCATTCAGCCGATGTTTGGTTCATAAAAGCAAGAGCATGGTTTTGGGGGATTACCTCCGCTGTTGCTCTTTTTTGTCTTGGTAACATTACAGGAGCAATAGGATTAAATATTTTTGGATTTTTGTCTACGGTAGTTAAAGAATTAATTTGGTGATTTTATGTGTCGGTTCTCGCAGGGTTCGCAGTAATATGTGTGGAAGGAATAGCATCACTTTACAAGAAATTTCACGCAATTAATTTTGGAATATATGGAGCAAGCCAAGTAGGAAAAACAACTTTACATGAACAATTACGAACTAGGGGTGAAGTGCCGGAAATAACAAAGAGAACAGTAGGCTTACATAAACCATTACGAAAATTTGTTAAAATGGATGGTAATGCTCATACAGTTAAAACATCAGATGTTGGCGGTGAATCACAATATTGGAATCTTTGGAAAAAGGATATGAGAAAGCGTCATGTTAAATATATTATTTTTATGATTGATGATAGACATTTAACTAATACAGCAAATATGCAAAATCAATTAGCATGGCATTATTTAGTAGATTTAATTTGTGATGATTATTGGCGGGATAATCATAAACTTAAAAAGAAAAAACATCATGATTATCCACTAGCAATAGGATTATGGGCGAATAAATATGACCTCTGGAAAAATATCGAATACGACGGGCCACCCGACAAACACCCTATTTTTGAACCGTTCCGTTATGGTATGCAAAAACTCCAAGAACGGGGAATCCCAACCTTTAGATACATAATAAGTGCAAAGTCTGACCCGGAAATGGTTTATCGTGGAGTATTAACAATGGTGGATGATTATTAATGGAATGGGAAACAATTATACAAAAAAATATTGGGGATAACTTACAGCAAATTGATGAGTCTAGGCGTGAATTAGGAACTATTAAAGAATTGATTGAAGGTTTAATAGGGGAAATAGAAAATAACATATCTACTATGCCCGAAAACCCAATAAATCCTAATCATGTGAAATTAAATTTAACTCATATTAAGGAAGAATTACAAGCAGTATTACAAAAATTAAATTAGGCATGGTGGATGATTACTAGTGAAATGTCCTAGATGCAAACAAACAACATTAGAAGGTAATTGTCATAAGTGTGGATTGGAGGGATGGTGATGTTAGGTTTTAATCCAAATATTATTGGCACAGGTCAAACACAATCACTCGGTTCTAGTCGTTTAGTGGCTAGAAGTCCCGGCCCTGTTATTCCTTATGATTTTAGAGAAATTAAACCTAAGAAACAATTAAAAGAAATTCGTAAAGTATTACTTCCAGAAAAGAAACGATTTATTATTCGTTATGGTTACAAATTTAATTTAGTTCATCGTTGTGTTATTTGTGGCTCACAACATCAATGGGAAGTTTCCGACCCAATGAGGCCGGGAATACCTTTAAGTGAAGTTAATAAAGGCCGCCCATTAAAGGGAACTTATTGCCCAAAACACGCAGGTATTTTTAAACAAATGGAAATGCTTGAGCAACAAATGTTAGCAGAAGAACATGGTTTAGAATTTAAAGCATTTTTACCAAAGGCTAGGTTACCAATAATTAATAGAGGCCCATTAACAGATTTAACTGATTCCGATATGACTTCTTTAATTTCAGCAGGTTGGTTAATTTCTCCACCAAAAGGAACTAAAGAAAATCCAAAAGAACAGTATATTAGGCTTATGGCTGAAATTGGAAATAAATTACAACAAATACAAAATTTAGTAGGAGTGATTAATAATGATGACGAATAGAAAAATAATGAGAGCGGTGCAAGACACAAATCAACAGAATTTTAAGACAGTGAATAACCTGTTAACTTTACAGGAAAATCATGTAGAAGAATTTTTTCAATATCATGGAGAAGGCTTTTTTATTGCATTGGAAAAATTAATGGAAGATGTTATTGAAAGAGTAGTATCACAAATGTTATCCAAATTAGAATTTGTGCATGAAACTACCTCTGGCCATATTAAATTACAGGAGAATTCATTAAGAGAATATGAACGAATTACTCAAGAAAACATTACTTTAGACCTGCAACAACTTTTAGCCTCAACATTAAACGATGAAGTGGTTATGCAGCGTAAATTGGCTAAACAGCAATACCTTGAGTCGCAAGGATTTGCCCCTCAATCACCGGCAGCAGCCCCGGCAGCACAAATGCCCATGCAGCCGACTAGCCCTGCGTATGGCGGCCCTACGGGGCAACCTATGGGCGGTATGGCGAATGATTCCGGTTATCCCGTTCCTCCGGTTGGTTACGACCAAATGAATAATCCTTATTGGGTTGACCCTAATTCTGGTCAAATGACCTATACTCCCCCTACTAGTGGAATACACTTAGGTTCAATGATTGCTAAGGGGGCGGCTTGGGCTAAATGGCTGGCGTAACGCTTTATCCTTGGTTTCCCCCCGAAGAAGAGGCTAAAAATTTATCCTCTTTACCGATGCAAGAAATCATTTATTATGATATGTTGCGTTATGTTGTTGGTGGAGCCTTTGGTGGAAAGGCAACCCAAGTTAAGAATAGACCTTTAGGCGATGTTATTAACTTAGATTATATTATCGAATTGGAATTACCAGAAATAGCCGAAAGTGAAAATTATTCTCATAATGCTGATAAAGCGAAACAGATTTTTCTTGTTGGGTTAGAAAAAATTAAAAAAGCCTCGTTATACGATTCTCTTATAGCGATGGAATATGGTGAAGTAGGAATGTCAATTCTAGGCAAGTTTGAAGATATTACTTTGGGTCAATCTGGTAATAAATTAAGTGAATTTAAAATGATTGAGTTTGAATCTACTGATGATACTATGCAAATTCTAAGTAATAGATATGAAGAATCTTTAGAAGAGTTTTTATCCGTAGATTATCAATTAGATATTATTAATTTTCAACACTCAGTAGATGAGTTTAAACCTAAAACCCGTTCGGAAAATAATGTAAGTTTTGATTTTACATTAGAATATAATGAAACTGTTGATGATAATACAGAAAAATTAACGGAATTAGGATTAGATAGTCCTAAGTTTGAACCAAAGGGTTCTACTTCTAATATGGAGGATTCATTAGAAGTAGATGCGGCGAGAATACTATTATTAAATAATCAAGATAATCTTAAAGAATTTATTATGAAAGAAATTTATGATAATATTAAGAAAGAAAGAAAGAGCCGAGAATACAAAAATGTCATATTAAACCCAAGATATGTAACAACAATGTCTATTAAAGGTAAATATTTTGGCATCATGATTAATGTTCCACTTAAAACATCTGACAATAAACTAAGTTATAGTGGTAAAATAGAAACTACTCACGAAATGCCTTCAGAACTTTTAACTCCACAGACCACTTCTGCAATAAAACCAGCCAAAAAGAAAAAGAAAGGAGAATTAAGTAGATTTCAATTACATGAACGCTCGGAAGCAAGAACAGAACTCATTCAAGAAATTAAAGGTCGAATTAAAAGATTAGAACAAGCCATTCGGGGATTATCATGAAATACTCATCACCATCTGATTATACGGCTATTGCTCCCGATTATGCTACGGGGCAAGGATATTATACTAATTCTGGTTTAGTAGCCGACTTATTACAAATTCCTGCCTTTACTGCAAGTAGTTCGCCAACATATGCTCAAATTGGGGAGTTTATTAAAAGGACAGAAGATTATATTGATGAACTAACTGATACTTCATGGCGACCAATTACTTATACTCAAGAATATCATAATTTTTCTTTTTCGGGTGTGCATAGAAATTTACCGGCTTATTGGACAGATTTTGTAGGCTATACCCAATTACGAAGCCCAAACATTAGAAAAATAATTAGGTTAGAAGTATGGCAAGGTAATTCTTGGAAAGATTTAGCGTCGGCTACTGCAACAGTAACTATTTCAGATTATACCAATCTAACTTCTATTGTATTAAAGGCTCCGGGTTTTAGTGGGACTTCTAGGGTATTTACATTATCCACTGGTTCAACCGCTACTACTTTTAATGACACTTATGGTAATAAAACTGCGGCAGAAGAAATTGTAGCATTAATTAACGAAGTTTATCCTTCAAGAACTGCTGATGTTACAGGTGCAACTGCCGCTAAATCCCTACAAGATGGAGCCGCTTCAGTTAATATTTCAAATTATTTTTATGCGACAACTGATTACGAAGATAATGATGTTAAAGTTATTATTTCTTCCCTTTTACCGGGTGAAGATGGCTCAAATAGCACAATTGCAGTTACAGGAACAGGATTATCTAAAGGTGATTTTACTGATAATGAAGAAATGCGTCGTCTAGGTGATTATTGGGCAATAGAATCCGATGGAAAAATATTCTTTAGGAGAAATTTTCCTTACCAAGAAAGACAATCAATTAGGGCAACATATATTGCTGGAAAGGGCCGAGTTCCGGGTATTATTTCGGATGCTACTACTAAATTAGTGGCGTGTGAAGTGCTAAGGCATGATGATTCGACGGTTTTAATTGCTGAAAGTGGGGCGCAAATTGACATTAAAAGTAAATATGATTTACTTAAAGCAGAATCGGATAAACTATTAGGTATGTTAACAGAAACTATATTCCTTATTGAGTGATTACATGGAAAATACTATTAATATTGCGAAAAATATTCGTAAGGAAATTAAGCGTTTAGTAGCCTTGGAAAAGGAAAGAGAACAGATAATTGCAGATGTTTTTCCTGATATGGCTATAATGCGCTCCGATAAGGACATTATGAGGGAAGTTGAAGTAAAAGTTTCACAACAAATAGCAGAATCATTTAAAAAAGAGTTAGGTGAGAAACTTGGCTGATTGGTTTTCCATACTTAAAACGGATATTGACTTTGAACATAATCCAGATAGACCAACGAAATATGGAAGATATGTTATTAATGAAGATAAAATAATAATGAATTTATCTAGTATGACACAATTATTAAATGATGTAGGAGAAGGGGATTATGACCTTACAGAAGAAGAGGCACTTGAAAGAATAGGAGATAGCATAAGTCATGAGGCAATTCACGCTGCACAATCTAAAGTTGGGGAAATAGATTCTAATACAAAAGTCCAAAGAAATGAAGATGGAACTATAGATATTGATGATTTAACTAATTTAATTAGAAGAAAAGCATTTAGATTATTATTTAACGAAATTACCGCAAGATTACCAGAAGCAAATAATGATTATAGGATAGCCGTTGAATTAATGTGGAGAGATTTAGGTGGAGATACTTTAATTAATTCAACATATCATGCTCAAGGAAATGATTTATATGCTAATATATTTAATAACGCATTAAATGAAATGATAACTAACTTAATGAGAAGGTGATATATTTGGATGAAGTAACTTATCTCGTTGAATTACTCAACGGAACTAATATTACTCAATCTGATTATTCTGGCACTAATACTTGGGCAGGTTCCGCAACAGCAGCAGGTTTATCGGGTCATCAAGTTACACCGACAATTGTAGATATTCGCAATATGAATAAAAATAAAGCATTGCGCTATGACCTTTCTAATCCAACTGCAAGTCAAACATCAGACTTAATTGTGGTTTTTGAAGATTCACAATCAATTAATTATCCTACAATTGATTGGGTAATTAGAGATGAAACTTATAGCCTTACAATGCACATTAGATGTATTCAAGATGATAGGGGAGCCTCCGATGCAAACTTTGCGAGGGATAGATTGGAAAGCCTCTATAAGATAGCCCGTCATAGGCTTGAAGCGAACAGGCGGGGAGCCACTATAACAGTAAGTGGTAATTCGGCTAAGTTCAATCAAATTTTTGTAGGTTCAAGAACAGAATCTAATGATAGAAATAAAAGAATATTTGGATATAAAGTTACGATAGAATTAAAAAGATTCGCAACCTCCCTACCCTAGTCCGTTTGTAATTAAACGGGAGTGTGAATAAAATGGCAGTAAACACCGATATATTTTTAGGAAGCGGAGCAAGTTTAACCCTTGTTCCTGAAGTGGATTTGTTTGTGTTATTAGATATTTCTAGTGACTCTACAACTTTAGAAACTGATGCGTTATTTAATAGTAATTTTGCATTGGTTCCTGATTTATACATAGGTTCTACTCTTGACCTATATGAATCACCATCTGCTACTGTTCCTGATTCAACCCATACTATTACAGGTAATACTGCCACAGCCTTTACTATTTCTCCTGCTCATTCAATTACTATTGCTGATGCTAGTAGTTTTGCAGTAATTAGAAGTTATGGAACTCCTTGCCCCGGAGAAAAAAATAGCGCAATTGCTCGGCTTAATGCAGATAATTGGTTAGGATTAGTAGAAACAGGAACATTTCCTAATGTTGATGTAGAAATGAAACAATTAAATTTGGCTCTTGGTGGTTCAAGAAATTTTACTCATCAGTATAAGGGAATTAAAACTGCTTCTGGTGGTAATATTGCTTTGGTGGCTAATCATGCTGCATGGCTTTATTATGCGTTAGGCTCTTGTGACCAAGTTACTTGCACATTTGCTACTACTGCCCCTACATCGGAATATGATGCTGCTAATAATAATGATGTGTATATTGATACAGCGAATGTGGGTGGTGGAACTGATGATGCTGTTGAGGACCATGTTAATACTGGGCCAATCTTTTATAGGACAGCAAAAGATTCTACTACTTTAGTTCCCCCTGTTCTAAAAACTTCAGATACATATACGGATTTAGAATTATTAACTAGAACAACTTCCACTGCTATTGATATAACTAATGCAATTACATATAGATTTATTGAATTAGAAGGAGAAGATTTACCCTCATTTGCCCTTGAACAATCAATTGCAAAAAATCCATCTTCATTATTAACAGACCAACATACTATCGGTGGTGGAGCATATAATAATGACCCAACTATTACTCATACTTCAACAGCGGGAACAGGCACAGTAATTAGTGTTGGTGATACAGTATCGGGAACAGGTATTCCAGTAGGTGCTACTGTTGCTTCTGTTACTAGTGTTACTGAATTTGAATTATCAGACGCAACAACTGGTGGTTCATTATCAAGCCAAACTTTAATGTTCAGCCCAAAGGCTGAATCTAATACTTTTGTTAGGGTTGCTAGAGGAAATAGAGTTAATACATTAACAATGACAGCAAATGAAAATGAAGAGGTTAAAATGACTCTTGATTTGAATACAAGGGGAGTTACTGATATTAACCAAGTAATAGGCACAACTAAATATGAAGCAAGAGCAGGAACAACCACTAATACTGATTTATTTAATTATGCCCCATCGGGGGATGCAGAATTACTTGAACCTTTCTTCTTTTCAAGTGGAACCTTTAATATATTTGGTCAGCAATTCCTTAAAATTTCAACCTTAAGTTTAACTATTAATAATAATTTAATGGATAAGAGATTTGTTGGGGTTGGGTCAAAGGATATTAAATCCGCATTACCGGGACAAAGAAATTATGAATTAACATTTACGGCTATAGTAACCGATGATGCACTATTTCAAGAGTTATTTACAGAAACGGAGGTTGCTTCTGGCACTAGCACTATTGATTTACAATTTGATAAGCCTAATGGTGAGCAAATAATAATGAAATTCCAAGATTATCACTTAACGGCAAGTAATTGGACAATACCAGAGGATAAAGGACCAATTACTGTTGATGCCACCGTTATGCCTAGAAATCTTAATACTTGCACCGTTAAAACCCATTGGGTATTACAGGGGTGATATTATGGATAAGTGGGAAAAATTAGCACTTAAGCGTAATAAGGAAAAACCAATAAAGAAAATAAAGTCCACCAAGACAAGTAAGTTAGTAGGTGCGAAAAATGTTAAACGGAAAAAAAGTAGTAACAAACAAAAGTGACTTGTTTATTAAAACTGAAACCGAACCTCAATATGTTCGAGTTCACCCAGATAAAGAAGAATACTTGAAAATATGGGTTAAAGAACCCACATGGCTTCAAGTTGAACAGGCGATGACTTCAGTAATGAAGTTAAATTCTAAAACGCAAGAAATGGACATAGATTTAAACGCTATGTATCGTTTTATTGTGGATAATTTCATTGAGAAAACTGAGCCTAGTTTATCCGCCGTTGAAATTCTTAAACTTAATCCTTATGTTGGGAGCCAATTAAAAGAAATTCTCCCTAACCCCCTTGCTGGTTTTTCGCAGGGGGATGAAGAAAAAAACGAACAATAAGGCGGGCGATTAGAGGCGGGGCCGTTAGCCCTGATATATCGTCGCTATTTGTGGTTTATAGTCTAGCGACAGCCTTCTCTATTAGCCCAATGGAAATTTACAATATGCCAGCCACTTTAGTTTTAGATTTATTAATGTTGCATACTGAAGTAGAGAAATATAAAGCAGAAGAAATGAATAGGAAGATGAAATAATGGTTTCTGAGTTAAAAGAGACTGAAAAAACAATGAGTCACATTGTTCAGTTATTACATGATGCAAATGAACCTGCTAAGAATTTAGTTACTTCTTTTGGTGAAGCGGCCAAAGGTGGCCCACTAATGGAAGTTATTATGCGTTTTGCTTCAGGAACAGGCCTTTGGAAACAATTAAATTATATTAAAGCAATTGGTATTACCATAACTTCATGGAATGAATCAGGTATAGAACAAAGAAAACAAAGAATGGAGCAAATAGCAAATTTAGCAAAAGAAGTTAAAGTTTATGAAGATATTAATAAACAGAAAGAATCTGAACTTAATATTAATAATGAAATCTATAGAGGATTAGAAGCCATGTATGGTCAAGAATATGCACGAATAGAAATGGCTAGACAAATAAATGAAGCATATGATGTTCAAGCAAAAAAAATGAAAGATATCAAAGATAATGCCCCTACTGAGGACTTATTAAAATCCATTCCCGCATTTATGTCTGATTATGAACCAGAAGCAATACAAAGAGCGCAATTACTTGCTGATAGGGGTGTAGGTGAATTAACCCAAACTACAGATTATGAGGGTAATATAATACATAATTTTACAGAATATACAGGAGTAGAAAAATTCTTTAAAATACGCTGGGCAAAAATTGGTAAACTTGCTACTCAAGTGGGCGAATTAGCGAGTGGTTTAGGAAAAATGATTAAGGCTTATTTTAAAGGGGCATTAATAATTATTGGACAATTTTTATTGTGGGGTGCCGCAATTTTCTTAGCGATAATTATTCTTAAGCCCTTTATTAAATCTTTTTGGGAATCCGCCAAGAAAATGAAAAATACAGTATCATCTATGTTCACTAATTTTTGGAATTTTATTCAACCACTATGGGTTTCTGTTTGGGAAAATATTCAATCAGTATGGGCATTACTCAAAGACCCCAAAGCATCATTTTGGGACACAATTGTTGCAGTAATGAAATTAATAGGGTCATTAGCATGGGCAGTAATAGGCACACTTTTAGCATCTATCCCCTTATTATTCACATTAGCACTTACAGTTATTGGAGTAGTATTTGATTGGATTCTTAATGAAGGCCCCATAATGTTATGGAATGGTTTAGAAAAACTATATCATATGTTTATTGCTTGGTGGAAAAACAAAAGCCCTGTTGAACAAGCAAAAAAATGGGCTAATCAAGACCGGATAGACCCCGAGGTTATATCAAATATAGAAGAAACGGGGAAAACAGTTAAACAAGTAGCAACATTAGGTAATCAATCAACCATGTTTCAAATTGACCCCGTTACTGGAGAAAAAGTGTATTGGGGATATGTTAACGAAAAGGGAGTTAGAGTGCCTAAAAAATATACTGTTTTTGGTACTATTGCCCCTCAATATGCTGCTATGCAAGCGCAAGGCCGATTAGCAAGGGGTGGTTTTGTTGGGCGTAGTGGGCAATATTTAGTAGGAGAACAAGGCCCGGAATTAGTTAATTTACCCGGTGGTGCTAATGTTACTCCAAATCATGCTATGGGTAACACAATTAATGTTCATGTAAATGGTCGGTTGGGTGCTTCCGATACCGAATTAAGACAAATTGCACAAAAGGTTGGTTCCATGATTAGTAGAGAAATTAACAGAACAACGGCATCGGGGGTTAGATTATGACAATAGGCCCGACAACCGGTGTTGATAATGCGTGGGTATTTATTAAAGTGGCTAATAACCCCGGAGATGATGGTAACTATAATAGAATTTGGTTACAATGTGAATCAGTTAGTATTACAACAGGAAAAACCGTAGCAGCCTTTCCTGTTCCTTTTTCTGGTATGGTCACTGGTGAATCTACTTCATTAGCAATAGATTTAGGTATGGCATCTAAAACGATTAATCTTACTGGTATTATTACTGAACATGAGGTTAAAAAGAAATTTAAAGATGGGGAAATTGCTACAGAAGATGTTGGGGTAGATGGGGGAGCAACTCGTAATATGACAGCACAAGAGATTGCACAATTATTACATTCTTATGTTGATTCTTCATTTATGCAAAAACAACAAAATTTAAATGAAATGGTAATTCTTTACCCATCATATATTAATAAACATTGGGAATATCATACCGGGTTAAGTGCAACATCTGTTCTTGAAGATGCAAAAATGCTTCCTTTTAATTGGGGAGTTAGAGATGCAGGAACTATTGCCGGTTTAGACGCTAGGGGTTCTATTGGTGGGTCAGCCTTTCCTGTACCGATTACTACTAATACAGAAAATATAGAAGGTGTTAAAGGGTTTATTAGAAATTTTAATACGAGTTTTGATGGTGGTAGCCCTTTCGTTACATTTACTATGGATTTTGAAGTAGCAATCACAATAGGTCTTTAATATGAAATCATTGTATATTGGGGCAAAACGGGCATTGGTTTTTCCAGCCTTGTGTGAAGGTTATTTACGAATTGATTATAGTAATCAAGTAGCGGGCCAACCAATAGGTATTTTTGGCCATAGTGACTCGTTTACTATTGAGGCGATAATTACCCCTTATGACATTAATGGTAATGGGTGGAAATTAGAAGGAAGCACGACCGGGGATAATCCCGCAGGTGAATCTGGAGTAATAACTTCGGTGAAAACTTTTCCAAATGTTCAAAGTTACAATACCACCGAAACACAATTTCAAGATTTTAATTATGATAGTGATAGAACAAACAATACAATGACTATATTTTCTAATGGTGATGTTGACCTATCGTTAATAAATTCTACAAGCACTTCTCATAATCAACCTGCGGAATACACAATTAGTTTTGGTGTAAATGCTAACGGTTTTGATACATTAACTTCAGACACTATATTTACTTCAAGGACAGAATCAACAGGAACTTTAGATTACACTAAACCCGGAGCGGGTGGAGCAACTGATAATGTTTATCATACAGGGAATAATAGTAATAAGTATCAAGAGGCATTAACAACAGTTTTAGCACATACTGATGGGTTATCGGATTTTACAATAACAGGCACAGGGAATGAAAATTTTTGGGTGGGTCAAGACCTTTATACCCGTAGTGGGCAAACATTTACTTCAATAGGAACAATTCAAACTATAGTTTCATCAACAATCACCATGAGTCAAGCAATTACCCCATCAATAACAGGAGCCACACTTTATACTTCTGCATATAGAGAAGCACCTTATTTATTAACTTCTCATCATATTGCCGCAGCATTTAATCCTGATTCTGGTGCTATGCACATTTATTACAATGGTCAATTAATAAGTAGTAAAACACACACTTCTGCTGCTTCATTACCGTTTAATTTTCAAATGCCGGAAGAAGATATGTATATTGGGCAAAATGTATCAGGGGGGCATACTACGCAATTTTTTGGTGAAATTCATGAATTTGCTGTCATAGATGGATTTAAGACCCAATATGATTCAATTTTTACTCTTGCTCCTAAATTTGACAGGACACTACTCTATTATAGATTTGAGGAAGTGGATATTTGACGCAATATGCTCTTACTGTTGGCAGCACATTTTCAACTGCACCTTTGGCGGCTAGTCAAAATATTAATTGGGATTGTCCAACTAATCCAATATTTAAGAATGATTTAACTGCTGCTGCTTCTGTTGTGTGTTATGAAATTCATGATGATAATTCAGCCTTAAATAATCAAGCAGGTAATGGTGTAACCGAAAGTGCCACTTATTCTACTTTAAATAGAATTTACCCATCCGATGCAACAGTAGCATCTTATTTAGATAATTTAGAGAATACTCCGGGTTATAGAATAAAATGTTATGATACTGTTACTGCTATAGGAACAGACCTTTCTGCTCTATCTCTCACAACTCAAGATTTTTTTGTAATGATATTTGCCGATGATTACAAAAAGCATCATTTTGCTCGCATTAAAGAAATTACTACTGATGATGCTTTAGGGGATTCATTTGAATTTGAACCTGCCTATGGGGATGAATTACCAAAAGATACCAAATTTACCATCTTTGAAGGCCCCCTATTGAGTGATACTAGCGTGGTTGCCCTCATGTATGGGGGGCAGGGAAGCGGTGACGGCTCGGATTCTCGCCATGACATTTACACTAACTGTTCTAGGCCGCTATTTTACTTCTATAACACTCGTCTGGATAAAAATAATCAACTAAATCACAATACGAAGTATGCCCTATATTATTCGAGATGGGATGGCACAACAGAAACTCATGCTATAACTCATTTTGTTACAGAGCAGGATTATGGTCTTGAAGTAAAGGATTATAGTCCTTATACTACTTCTGCTACTTTAGTGGACACAAATAGAGTAAATGATACCCCATCAATAACTGATGGAGCAACTGAAAGATATGGTTCATCTTCTGCTATTAATTACACAAACACTTATACTGCTTGGAACTCCTGTTTTAAAAACATTCAAAGGACTACTGATAATAAAATTGCTTCTACTACTAGTGGTTCTTTTACCGGCCCAACTAGATATATTCATTATGGAACTTCTGCCACAAAAAATAATTTCATTCCTAGAGTTATGGATGCTAGTGTTTTTCAATCAATAACTAAAACTGGCACTTATTTTGAAGGAAAACTTTTAGACCCTCATAGAATTATGGGTAGTAAAATTCAACGATTTGATAAACTTAAAGTTAGAAATACTATTGCTGAGGGAAGCATTACCGCTAAGAATGATGCTAATTTATTTGGAACGGTTAATGGAACATCTGGAACTGCAACTTTAACCTTTTCTAAACTTAGTCAAGACCAAGACTTACGCATTATTTTATACAATGGAACAACTTATGACACAATTAAAATTAATGACTATCATTATCGTATTTCTGCTATTGCTGCTCCGGCATATGGAATGGGAACCGCATCAATTGAGCAAGTAGTTACAATAAACCAATATAGAAAAAATACTGATGTGGCTTTCGCTGTGGGTAATTTACAAGAAAATATTGTAGATGGAACTGCTAAAAGACAAAGATGGAGTAAGATAACAAACACTCTTTTGGTTGATTTTCCCATTGATACTGAAGTAAACCACATAACAAAAAGTTCTGTTACTGTTGCGGCTACCGCAGTAAATTACAATGGGGTGGCGTTAACCGCCTTTTCGGAATCTAGAATTAATAATTTAGAATTAACACTTATGGGTGGAGAATATTCTGGTCATCGCTTTACTGTAAAATATGGTGATTCAGTAAATGGATATGTAAAAATTACCACCCCAAGAGAAACATTATATCAAAAAGAATCTTTAGATTATCCAAATATTTTAGATTATTTTAGTGGCTCATTTACTGTAGATAAAATAATATTTAGTGGCACTATTGAAAATATTGAAGAAAGCATTGAACAGGGAGCATTTACTTATACTATTCATGGCCGAAACGATATTAGTAAATTACTTGGGCCAATTATTAATAAAAATTTCTTGTATTCTAAGGATTGGATTTATTCAAGTATAATACCCTTGATTATTTCTAGCAGCACAACAACCACTACGGGAATAATTAATGTAGGTGATACTTCGTTTACCACAGCGCATTCAGATGTAATTTCTGCCGGTGATTTATTATTTGGGCCATTAGGAGTAAGTGAATTTTATTCTTTTATTGGAAGAGCATCTTCTGTTTCTGGAACAACAGTTACATTAGAAGAAGGAGCATTAGTAACATTAGCGGCTAGTGACACAATTAATAAACAAACAACTCATGATTATGTCGCTTTTGGTAAATCAATTCAAGCCAGCCCATCAGCAAGTGAAACTGTAACTACTTTAAGGGGCGCAGCAAATAAGGGTCTTTACTTTAATTCTGGATTGAAACTTACTAAGAATAGTGGTATTCCAGAAACAGACGGAGCAAAATTAATTGAAACTTCTGCCCATAGTGATGTGAATGCAAGGGGTTATTACATAAATTCCCCAATAGCAATCTTTGATACAACATTACCATTTATGTCCAAGTTATCCGATGAATTATCTTCACCAATAACTCATTCGGAGGTTCATACTGTTAGTTCTATGACTAATTTTAATATTGTTTCGATTGATGGGCAAGAGGTTGATACAGTTATAGAATTGGCTCCTAATTGTCCAGCAATTTTGGCTAGAGTAGATTCTAACCCGTTAGATACTAGATTTAAGGGAACACTTACTGATACCACAATGAATGTTAAAGGCGCAGTTTCTAAAGGAAGCACAGGAAGAGTATTAATTGATGGCACAAATGTTAATCTTCCTGCAACAATTTATTTACATTTAGGGAGAGGAAAGCCGGTATTTAAATCCGACGGAACATATATTGGGACAGTCGAAAGAATAGAGGTTTCGGATTATACTGCTGCTACTGCTACAATTACAGAATGGGAAATATTATTTGATAGAGCATTACCTGTTGCTTTAGCCGATAATGATGATTTGTATATTAGTAGCACTAATACTCAAGGCGACCGCAACCACCAAATATATTTCCTAAATACTCAAGGGTTAGGTTTAGGTGGAATACTTCATATGGTTAATTCGGAGTATTCTAGTGCTACTAAACCAATTTCATATTCTTTTGAACACCATGCAACAGTTAGTGCGACAATTGATGGCGGGGTTGGGGGTATTATGTCCAATGTGGGGCAATTTGGTAATCCTGTTTTTAGATACTATGATTTACATAAGGGTAATTTGGGAAGCATTTATTTTAATATTAAGGGTTTAGGAAGTGGGGCTAATAAATCTTATTCTGATGAAAAGGGTAATGTTAATGGTTACGCTACTGCATTTAAATCCGTTTGGGGAAGAAAGCGTAGTCGTATTAATCAAAATGAATTTTTACCAAGTTGGGTTGCACCTTATGGAACAAGTATTACTAATAGAATACGCACTAATCAACATTCTCACGAACAGCGAGGAAATTCCCCTGCTCACGGTTCTGCCTTTGAAGATTTTGAAATTTACAATGATGCAGCAATTACTCCCGCATTAAATAAAATGGCTCATTACCATGATGCTTCGGATGGTGGAGATGGTTCGGATTGGGCTTCAACGACCGGAACAGATAGAATAGAGGGTTACAAAGAAAATGCCATTATTAGAGCCAAAGATAAATTAGAAGTTATTGACCCAAAGATGGCTAGATGGTTTATTTTTGCTCCCGGTGATATGTGGCCAGATAGTATGCAAAGACAACACCATTTAGGATTTTCTGCTAGGGATTTAACCGATTATAGTATTATTATTCAAGGAGAAACTACTAAAGAATCAACAGGAATTTCACACCAAAATTATTTGGGTGAATTTTCTAGAGAAATTATTACTGATAATTCATTTGAGGTAATTAACATAAAAGAATCTTCTATTACAGGAAACCAAATTAAGCGAACAGGATTAATGCGATTAAGAGAATTAACCTTTGATTGGCATTTTAATGCTATTGACCCTGAACTCCCACCTGACCCGGTAAATGATGGGGTGGATGCTTTTGATTATACGGTATTTATGCCTGTAAAGAATACTTCCTTTTATACGGCTTATGCGAATGATGTAACTATTGCTGATACTTCAGAATATAATTCTAATAAGGATGTAATTACTACGGATAATGATGATGGAGTAGGTGGAAATGTATTTGATACCGATGATAGACTTTATACGATTAATGGGAGATTTTTAGGCACAGTTTCTTCTGCGACAACAAGTGCAATTACATTAACTTCTAAGGTAAAGATGATAGATGGTGAATTATATACGGGATTAGTATATAAACTATCATATACAGATAAATCAGGTTCAGCAAATCCTTCATGGCGTTCAACTAAATTACATGGAAGGGAGGGGCAATCTTCTTTATGTGATTTAAATGTAAGTAGTCCAAAGAAACTATCTATGACGCAAGGAGCAATTCTTAACGGAGATTATCCTAATGGCGGCACTTCAACAAATTGGGATAATAATTGGGGTTCTGCGGCTGATTTAAGCGGGCTTGATGCTGTTATTATGCCTCCTGTCTTTTCAACAGGAAGTGATGTTGATTTTCGCAGCCCACTAGCAAATACACAAAATGCGATTTATACTACTACTGCACAAGATACTTCTCATTACAAATTACACCCTTCAGCATTTATTAATTTACTACTACATGAAGGATTTTCTGCCCCGGAAGTTTATCGTGGGTGTAAGGCGGTAAATATTGGTCGTTTCGATATTGAGAATAAAGGGGAATGGCAAGCAGGATTAGGTGCAATTGTGGACATTAGTGATTCTGTTGTTAAAGATAATCCCGGAGGAACAGACGAATGGACATTTTTCCATACAGAAACAGAACAAAAAAAACATAATGGGTCTGTTGTTCATAATTATTCTGCTATGGATGCTAATTTTATGGAAACAGATATTCATGGAACAGTTATTACTACCACTTCGCCTGATACAATTGCTGATGGGCAGCATTTTATCCTAAAACCAATATTACATATGGGTGATGGAACAGGAACAATTACAGGAGGAACTAGATATAATCATAATAATGAACATGGCCGTAATATTCAAACATGGGAATTTGACTTAAGTGATAATGCTACAAATAATTCGGATAACTATTGGTTACGGTTTTGCCCTAATTTAACCGGTTGTTATTTAGTTGGAACGGAAGCGTTCATTTATGGAACTAATGATTTAAATAGTGCAGATGCGGGTGGTTTTGAAGGAACATGGTTTGATTCACAATCACATGGGAGTTATAGTAATACCGTTGATATTGGAAAAGCAGCAGCAGTTTCAATGGAAAACACCCACCCAAATAAAATGCACTATATTATTTCTCATACGGTTTCGACTAGTGGAACGGGGCAAAAACATTATCTAACTGTGGATAATTGTGACTCTTTAATTTTTGGTGGTGGGTCATTTAAACCCTCACAATTTTATAGAGTTATGCAACCTGCTGAAACCTGTTTTTGGCCTAAAACACCTACTTCGATTGATTTATACAAGATGACTTCTAAATACACAAAAAGACCAGATTCGGATGAAATGTATAATGATGTTGCCCATATATCGTTATGGGAAAAGGATAATGTGTATGCCTTAAAGGATAAATATGGATATAATGAAGCCATTCAATCAATGTATGTTATTGTGGAAATGGATGGTGGAGATGGTTCTATGAATTATATTGTTCCTAGAAATTATTCCGATGTTTTTGGTGTTGATAAGAAATTTGAAGACCCAAAATCCTATGATATATTGCTTAATGATGGTAATGCCCAAACCCGAAGAACCATGTTTGTTGAAACGGCGGCTTCATCTGTTAGAAGTTGTAAATTAACCTTTAGTGATTCTTTTGATAAAATGGTTGGTGTTGTTTCTATTGGGGAAATATTTACTATTAAGACCCCGCTAACTCCTAAGATTAAAAATCCAAAGGTTGCTAACATAGCCTCATCAGTAACTATTTGTCAAGAGGCAGAACAAATCATAAATGACTTATTAGAAACAGAAGATATAGATTATACTACTACTACTAATTCCTTTCCCTATTTTGTTTCGCCTGACTTTAGAGGAATAGACCTTTATTCAGCAATAGATTTAGTGGCGAGCTTTAAGAATAAAAGAATTATTATTACTCCAGATGGTATTAAACTTCGACCCGATACTGAAACCTTAGATTATACAGATATTATGCTTACTTCTAGAA